CATGAGTATTACAGCAATACTGCAGCAGCCTCAACACTTTAATTAGGAGCTAAATAATGGCTATTTCACGCGCACAACTACTGAAAGAGTTGCTCCCCGGACTGAATGCTTTGTTCGGATTAGAGTATGCTCGCTACGGTGAAGAACACAAAGAAATCTATGAAATCGAGGCTTCTGAGCGTTCTTTTGAAGAAGAAACAAAACTGTCAGGTTTCTCTGCAGCACCTGTTAAGAACGAGGGCTCTGCCATCGCTTACGACAATGCTCAAGAAGCATGGACAGCTCGCTACAACCACGAAACTATTGCCCTTGGCTTTAGCTTGACCGAAGAAGCAATCGAAGATAACCTCTACGATTCTTTATCTGCTCGCTATACTAAAGGTTTAGCTCGTGCTATGGCTTATACCAAACAGGTTAAAGCTGCGTCAACATTGAATAACGGTTTCTCCGCTGCGTATGTAGGTGGTGATAACGTTCCTCTTTTCAGCTCAGCCCATTGGTAAACGGTGGTACTAACGCCAATACTCCATTAACTCAAGCAGACTTAAATGAAACATCGTTGGAAAACGCTGTTATTCAAATTGCTGCTTGGACTGATGAGCGTGGATTGTTAATCGCTGCTAAGCCTAAGAAGTTAGTTGTTCCACCTGCACTACAGTTCGTTGCTACTCGTTTGTTAGAGACTGAACTCCGTGTTGGTACAAACAACAATGACATCAACGCAATTAAGAACAACGGTTCTGTTTCAGAAGGTTATACAATTAACCACTTCTTGACCGACACCAATGCATGGTTCTTGACTACTGATGTTCCAAACGGTTTGAAGCACTTTGTTCGTACCCCATTGAGCAACTCTATGGACGGCGACTTTGACACAGGTAACGTACGTTACAAGTCTCGTGAGCGTTATTCATTCGGTTGGTCTGATCCACTAGGTATGTACGGTTCTTCTGGTTCGTTCTAATCAAACGTAAATAAGTTTGAACCCCGCTCAAAAGGCGGGGTTTTTTATTAAAAAAAGATTGCGTAAACATAAAAAAGTAGTAAAATACAAATATCTGGGTGATTAACTATATCGCCACTGCCCCAGCAGACGATGCAACGATTGATATAGTATCTTTTGCATAAGGAGCCAATTATGGCACGTAGTACATTCGATGGCCCAATTTTAGCTGGTGAAAACCGTTTTGGCCCACAACGTAACATTGGTTACACAACTCTTACACAGTCTGGTTATTTAAACCTATTAAATACAGCTTCTAACACTGCTGGTTATGGTGGTGGTTCTGGTATTTTTGTTAACTCAAACAATATCCCTAACGGTCAAGCAACTGTTTATGTTCCATCTTCTGTCCTTCCATTAGGACAAAATGCGGTGCAAACTATTCCTGCTGACACAGCAACTCAAATTTACCGTGGTTGGGTTTGTTATATCCCTACTGGTAGTGACATTGACCAAGCACTTATTGACGTAGCAGTAGTGCCGACTATTACATCTGGTACTCTATCTACGATTAAAATGTATGTGTCTAACAACTACACAGTTGAAGCGGGAACAGCTACTTATGCTACTGCTACTATATCTGCTGTTGGACGTGCAAGTACATCTTTTAGCGGTACACAAGTAACTAACTGTAACAACACATCGGTTGATTTAGTTGGCGTAAATGGTACACAGCAATTGTCACAAATTGTATTTACATTGTCGTTAACAGGTACAACAATGACAACTATTTCTGCTGGGCAGATTTATTTCTCAATTCGTTATGTTCAGCCTGACGGTAATATTGGTACAACAACTGCTTACCCATATGGTAACTTTGACTAATTAATCCGAATCGGGGCTTCGGCCCCTTTTTTAAAAATTTAAGGAGATATTATGTCAGGATGGACCGTAGTAGATACAGCAACGAATAAATCGTTACCTGTAGGTGGAAGCCAAAATTCAGGTACAGGAGTGCCATATATTACTCCTGCGCCATCAGCAACAGACCCTGTTGGAAAATTTCGTGTTTCAACACCACAATCATTAATTGATACAGACTTTGAATATGGTACTCAGCCTACTAAATGGGAGTCCATTGCGCTTCAAAATAACCGTCAAAGTACCTATTACATACCTCAATCACCGCTTCCTATAAGCGCAATTACAGGTACAGCTACAGCAGACCAAGTTACAATTACAACTTCAATATCAATTTCAATCCCTAATAACACACCTATTTACATTCAGAATTCTACAAATTCTACAATTAACCAATGGGGTGGAATTGTTACAGGGGGTACAGGTACATCATTTACTGTAAACTTTGCTCCGGGTACAACTACTACAGTTAATGCTGCACAATATTTCAGCGCAACTTCTTGTTATGTATACCAAGGGTATTTTTATACGGGCGCTGGTTTTCAAGTAGGCGCAAACCCTGTTGTTGTTACAAGCGCAACCGTATTAACTATCACTACTACTAATGCTCACGGTTTAAGTAAGGGTAGTTTAATCTACCTAAATGGTGCGGCTCTTGGTGGAGGTGCAACTAACGTTAACGGGTCGTATGTTGTTGCTACCGTTCCTACATATAATACTTTTACAGTTACCGCTAGTGGTGCTTCTGGCACTCCGACATATGCAGGTGGTAATGGGCTTCTTTATGCTCGTTCATCTGGATTTGTTGAACCTCGGTCATTTGATGGTGGTGTAGCGTTTTCTTCTGGTTCAGCAGTTCCAAACCAACAATTAGTCCGCCAAACAAGACGTTATTTCCGTTACCAATCAGGTAAAGGACTTCAATTTTCTACTGGGTCATCTTTAAAACCTGCATTGTTTGTAACATCAGTTGTTAACGCATCAGGCACTGTTACTGTAACTACACGTTTTAACCACAACTTAGCAGTTGGCGCACAAATTCAAGTTATTGGATGTGACCAAGGTTATTTTAACGGCAACTACTCAGTTGTTTCAGTAGCAACTCCTACTACGTTTACTTATACAATTAGTACAAGTAATACTGTTACAGCTACGGGGTTATATCGTATTACTCCTTTAAGTTGGTATGGTTCATTTAGCCGTATTGGTTTCTTTGATAATCAAAACGGTATGTTCTTTGAGTATGATGGTCAAATTTTATACACTGTTTTACGCAACAGTACCAACCAAATTAACGGTACAGTATCTGTAACTAATAACTCTAATATTGTCACGGGTAATGGTACTCAATTTACTACGCAGTTACAGCCCGGAAGTTATATTGTTATTCGTGGACAATCTTATCGTGTTGTTCAAATAGATAGTGCTACTAGCATGCAAATTACTCCCGAATATCGTGGGGTAACAATTGCTAACGCTATTGTGTCAATAACTATTGATACAAAAACACCACAGTCACAATGGCTAGACCCATGCAATGGCACAGGAGCATCTGGGTATAACATTGATTTAACCCGTATGCAAATGTGGTATATTGACTATTCTTGGTATGGAGCAGGGTACATACGTTTTGGTGTTCGTGGTACTAACGGTTTAATTACTTATGTAAACCAAATCCAAAATAACAACAAACAGTTTGAAGCTTACATGCGTTCGGGTAACATGGCTGCACACTACGAAGTTACAGGTATTGGCCCTTCAACTTATATAACGTCTGATTTAAGTGGTGGTACAACCACTATTAGTGCAAACGTGTTAAGTTTATCGGATACTATTCCAGTAGCAAGTACAGCGGTGTTTAATGCTACTGGTGGCGTTGCTAAAATGGCTAATGAGTATATTTTTTACTCTGGGCTATCAACTACTACAGGTGCCGGTAACCTATTAAATTGTGTTCGTGGTTACGGTAGTACAGCAGCGGATGACCAAGCTTCTGGAACAACTATTGCCCCATCATCATTTTATATAGCAAACGCATCTGGATGCCCAACATCAGCATTAACCGCTGGTGGTGCTCAACTACAGTTTAAAGTTTCAGCAACTAGCAGTAATACTGAGTATATTAATTACACAGGCATTACCCCAACTAACTTAGTATGGGGATTAACTAGAGCACAGACTGGTGGTCAAGCTTCTGCTCAATCATTTACTGCTGGAGTAGGCACTGCTGTTGAACTATCTACACCTGATTCAGTACCTGCATTATCACATTGGGGCTCATCCGCAATTATGGATGGTTTGTTTAATGATGATAAATCGTTAATTTTTAACTACGGTACACCAGCATTAACAACTACAACACTTACCACGCAAATTACACCTATCCTTGCTATCCGTATTGCACCGTCTGTGGATAATGGACAAACAGGTCTACTTGGGGTAAAAGAAATTATTAACCGTATGCAGTTGCAGTTATTTGAGTTGGGTATTTATGCAACAGGACCGTTATTGGTTAACTTAATTTTGAACGGATATACCACAGGTACATTTACTGGAAGTTTTGGTCCGCCAATAACACAAGGTGTTGGAGCTTATACATCATCATTAGCTCAAGTTGCTTCAAATACTACAAACTCTGTAACTTTGGTTGGTGGCGAATCTGTAGCGGCTGCGTTTACTAACTCAAACGGACAAACTACTTTGGATTTGTCTCAAGTTCGTGACTTAGGTAACTCAATCTTAGGTGGTGGTACTACTAACGTAGTGCCAACAGCGTACAGTGGAGTATATCCAGATGGACCAGATATTTTGTATGTATGTGTAACACCTTTAACAGCAACCGCTATTACAGTTAATGCTCGTTTGAGCTGGAAAGAAGCGCAGGCATAATGTGGCTACTAAGAAGAAAACCCCCAGTCTTGCAGTTGGAAGAGGCGAAAAACTCTCGGTTTCTAAAGGGGCTGGACTTACTGCTAAGGGTAGGGCAAAGTATAATGCGGCGACTGGGTCGAATTTAAAAGCGCCCC